CAAAATGAACTTGCTGAACTTAGGAAAGTGATCTATCAACTCGTTAAGGTGAATGGGGGCTAATATGAACCCAACAAATGTAGAACTTCTAAAAGATAGTTTTGTTGAGTACACTAAAGGATATGAAGGAACCTTTTACACCTGGGGCGGGGATGATCCGTCTTCTTTTGATTGTTCGGGCATCGTAGTAGAGGTTTGTAAATCAGTCGGTATTCTCGCCAGGAAAGGCGATTGGAACGGTGAAGGCTTGAGGCAGCTATTCTCTGCCTATGAAGTGCCAAAGCCCTATAAAGGGTGTCTGGTGTTCTTCATGCGGGATGGTAGGGCATACCATGTGGAAGTGTGTATAAATGAATATCAAACAACAGGTGCAAGTGGGGGAGGTAGTCGGACTAAAACCGTTCAAGATGCGATCAAGCATAATGCCTTCATCAAACGGAGGCCAATACCTCAAGCGTCGAATTTGGTGTTTGTTGATCCATTTCAGGTGTTTGTTTAAAGGAGAATTGTATGAGCCTGTGTATGATTGACGGATGTAATAAAGAAGAAAGTGGCTCTATGGGTCTGTGTAAAAAACATTATGATTGGGATCTTTCAGTTAGGAAGGCACACATATGTAGTCTTGATGGCTGTACTCGACATATCTATAAGAATGAGCTTTGTAAGGTTCATTATAATAAGGCCCATCCAAAGACCTGTAAGGCCCAAAACTGCGCTCAAACCGCTGATGCTGCTAAAGGGTATTGCTGGAGACATTACCAGCAACAGAGGCGATTGGGAGAGTTGAAGTATACAGGTGAGCTTTATCAAGGAGTCAAAAATGAATATGCGTTTCGTGAAGATGGATGTTATATGTTGCTTCATGATCGACATGGAAGAATGATTGATGAAACCAGGATTGATGCCAATGATTATGAGAAGGTAAGAAACCATACATGGGGAAATACGAGTCGTAATGGTGTGGTTGATATCATATGTGGTACATTAAGCATTTCTTTGAGTCGTTATATCATGGATACTCCTGATGGTCTTGTTTGTGATCATAAAAATGGGGATCGAAGAGATAATCGTCGTTCTAACCTCAGGAATTGTACTCAAAAGGAAAATATGCAGAATCGCCATGGAGCCTCTTGTAATAATAAATTGGGTGAGCGAGGCATTTCAATTCATAAGGAAACAGGCTTATATAGAGTTTCGCTCATGAAAGATAATAAGCGTTACGTTAAATATTTTAAAACCATTGAAAATGCTATTGAAACTAGGGACATACTCCTTGTTAATCTGTTTGGAGAGTATGCTAATATATCACAATAACAAGTGTTTTATACTTTATTGTCTTGACTTATGCTCTTGAGTATGCTAGAACAGAACAATCATTGATTATCGCAATCATTGTTTTTTTGCATGCATAATGAAAAAGGGGAATTAATGCCAAAGGAGTGGACGGACTGTGTGAAATCAGTCATTGCAAGTGGCAAGCCAAAGGATGAGGCTTATGCTGTTTGTACTGCTGCATTTGAGAAGAAGCATGGCATCACTCCCCAAGAGGCAGAGAAGAAGGGGTGGTTGGATGAGATCTTTGAGGGCATGGCCCTAGAGGATCTTGAGGTTTTGTTAGATACGGCTAATCAACTTGACTCGGATGAGGTTGCTCCCGATCTGAGTTGGCTTGTCGAAAAGGTTGGCTTGTATCACAAAACGAAGTTAGAAGAGAAAGCGGGTGGAGATGTGAAGGATGTTTACGAACGTAATTTCACAATGCCCGAAGCCTTTTTTCAGACGGTTTCACATGAATTGAAACTCGAAGAATCTGATACACAAACTGTTAAAATCCAAGTGTTGAGGAAGGGAGCATTTAAGCACCCTCAATATGGGAAAATCAGTTTTGACGATAAGACTTTCGAGACATTCATAAAGAATTTTGGAGAGCAAGTACCGCAAGAACATGTGGCCTATGATTTTAAGCATAGACCGGATTGGGGTGCTGCTGCTTGGGTGAAAAGTCTTTTCGTGGAAGGCGATGGGTTGTGGGCTGATGTTGAACTAACTAAGCGTGGTGCTGAAGCCCTGAAGAACAAGGAGTTTATTTATTTTAGTACGGAATACGTAGACGATTATAAAGATCGTGAATCGGGTAAGAGCTACGGACCAACAATTTTAGGTGGTGGGATGACAAATCGACCTTTCATCAAGGGCATGGCTCCAGTGCTAATGTCTGGTGATAAGGAACAAGAGTTTATAGAGATTGAGAACTCCCCCGCACAACAAGAGGTTGGAGGAAATATGGAAGAGCTTTTGAAACAAATTGCTGATCTTCGTACAGAACTCGATGGTCTAGTCGCACAAGCTCAAACCAAGGAAGATATTCAGAAGGCGTTCTCTACTGTTGGAGCGCAGATTAAATCCTTGGAAGAGAAGATGGACGAGACTATGAAGGCTGACGCAGACAAAGCAAAGGCTCTTGAGGATGCTCAGAAGGAAGTTGATGAAGCCAAGGTTGCTCTAGAGGCGAAGGATGCTGAAATAGAGGCCAAAGCTGAAGAAACCAAGAATCTGACTGAATCTTTGGAAAATGCCATTAAGGATAAAGATGCCAAAGATGCAGAACTCAAGAATCGTGACGAAGTGATTCGTCAGCAAAGCGTTGAAGCTTTCTGTAAGGATCTGGAAGATAAGGGCATGTGGCCTTCTACTGTTGAGGTCATGAAAGAGCTTATGTCTGCTGGTTCTGGTGAGAAGGTTGTGACTCTCTCCGAAGGTGAGGGAGAGGCGAAGAAAGAGGTTGATGTGGATCTGAAGGGCATTTTCTCTCGTATTATAGAGTCTATTCCTGAGGATTTTAGAGTGAGCATGGGAGAAAGTACCATTCATGGTGAAGGTGACAGGGGCGAGTATACTGCTGATAAGATTCAGAAGCTTGCTGATGAAGCCAAAATCACTTATGGTGAAATGCTCCAAAAGCTAAGTGCTGAAAAGAAACTATAAGGAGACTAGAATATGGCACAGCAAAACCCTGAATTTACGAAGGGTGATATTCTTACTGGCTGGATCGTCTCCATGGTTGCTGAGGCAGCGGTTAGCAAGAATATGATTCTCGAACTTGGGACTAATTATCCTGAGTGTGTTAAACACACCACCACTAATACCACGGCGATTCTTGGCGTTGCGCTTGACGATGCAGACGCAGACGAGCTAGTTTCTGTCTTGGTACTTGGTCCGATCAAGAAATTGATTTCGGACTCTGCGGGTATTACTCGTGGGCAATTGGCTATAGCATCTAACGCAACCGCTGGCTCTATTGAAGGCAAGACTTATGCAGATGGTAGTATACTGTATGGGACTATTGGTGTTGCTCTTGATACGGCTGACGCTGCTGGCGAACTCGTTCCAGTTCTTTGTGGCTGGCCCGGAATCGTTGCACTAAGTTAAATAGGAGACTATCATGTATTCAATGTTGAAAGGTTATATCCATAATGATAGTGTCCTGACTGGCCTATCTGTTAAGTACACGAATAATGAATACGTTGGGAAGTTGTTTCTCCCTGAGTACCCTGTTTCTAAGGAGACTGGGCTTTATCGTATTTATGATCGAGCAGGATTCTTCAAGGGCGCACCTAAGAAAGCAGATGGGGCGATCACTGAAGAAGCAACGATGGCTTACGACGAGGGTACTTACTCTTGTTATGAACGAGCCATTAAAGATATCGTGACTGATCGTGCGATGCAGTATGCTGATACTCCCGTTAAGCCTAAGATGGATACCACTGAGTTTCTGACTGAGAAGGTACTTCTGTCTGAAGAGCTTGATATTTGGACTCTGCTTACTGGTACTTCTGGTCTTAATGCGTCCGGTACTCGGACTATTTTGACCGCCACGACTGCTTGGGTTGATGGTACTAATCCTGATATCCTGGGCGATCTCTCGACTGCAATCAAGGCTACTTCTCTTGCTATCGGTAAGAGACCTAATCTGATTGCTTTCAATACTGAGGTTGCTGAAGCTGTAGCGCAAGACGATTCCATCATGGAAATCCTGAAGTATCACGGTGATAAACTTATTACTGGTGATGCGCTTCCTGAAACTCTTCGGAAGATGCGAGTTATTTACGCAGATGCGCTTTATAATTCCTCTGATGAAGGTGTTACTGCAAGCTACGGATACGTTATCGGTGATAACGCCGTTTGTGCTTTCGTTGCGCCGAATTTCCCTCTTACTCTAGGAAGGTCTTTTGTTTCCCAACAACAGCAAGTTGCTCGTTGGCGAGATGAGGATCGTAAGGGTGAGTTTATTAAGGTGAACAAGATTTATTCACCTAAGATTTCGACTGTAGCTGCTGGTTATATTTTCACCAATTGTAAAAATGGCTAAGTCGGAATACAACTGAATAATTTCATGACCATATAGCCATTGCGGGGGTTCCAAAACCCCCGCAATTTGGCACTTTTTTTAACCTCGTGCCAATGGTCATCCAATAAGGAGATAGAAATGGCTAGGAGTAATGCGAGATATCTTTGGGGACGAACCATGGTTGAAAAACTAATCGTTAAGAAATGGGTTGACTTCGATACACAAGCGTCTGCACCTGATGTTTCTCAGGGTCGGATGTATGTTGATTCTAATGGAGCGATTAAGTTTTCTGCTGATGGTACTACGTTCTCAACTGTCACAGTCAGTTAACCATTTGTGTAATATTGTAGGAGGAAGCCCATGAAAGAAGAAGCGATCCAGTGCGTAGTTGCACAAGCAGACCTTAAGCTTTGGGATGGTAAAAAGTACATCATGGCTGAATTAGGACAAGAGATTGAACTTCCGAAAAAGATTGCAAGGCTGGAAGCTAAAAACGGATTTGTTCGAATGATTGGATCTAAATCACCGTAACCTTCTACCTTTGACAATGGAGAAAGGTTACACAAATGGCACGAGCGTATTGTACATCAGCACAAGTCAAACGTCTGTTGCGTACTGCGACAAAGAAGGTCAAGTCTTCTGAATCGTATCGTGATTTATCGTACAATACAGGTAACTCTGGCACAATACGCCTCGGTTCCGTCTCTTTCCTTGATTCTTATGTTGGGAGTGAACGGTTTGATATTACGTTTTCCGATTCAACGGCTTTTGAAGTTGTTGGGGAAGACATAGGAACCTTGGGAGTTGGTACAGTAGGCGTTGAGTTTACTTGTGCCTATTTTACGATTTCGATAAGTGCGTGGTCGGGAGTTGCTCAAGAAGATGATGCGGTTTATTTTATAAGCAACTCCAACATATCAAACGATGACATTGATGATTTTATTCTCGATTCGGGGAATTACATCAATAATAGACTTGGTGTCTTATGGGGTGATTCTACGAATATCCCATGGGAAGCTAGTGCTGCTGTATCACTCCCTGGTGGATTGGAATTTGCAGCGATACGTCTTACTGCTCATGATATTTTCTCTGCCATTCTTGCGGGAGAAGATATTGATCAGGAATCACCTGTATATGCTTGGTATATAAGGGCAGAGAAGACAATAGATGATTTCATTTTGTGGTATCAGAGTGAAGGGTTTACTGGAACTGCTCGATGGCGTTCTCGACCTACAATCTTTAAGGAAATCGGTATTAGTGGATATGATACTCAGAATTATGCTGAAGAAATTAATACGGATGACGATGTGACCACTGACAAGATTTATAAGAGGAACTAATGATAGAGATTATAATCTCTGGAAATTTTAATAAGTTGATTTCTAACATCACTAAGATGGAAGGTCAGCTTAATATGTTAAATGTTCCCTTGAAGGATCTCGAAGATACTTTGAAGAAAGTCTATGAAGTGAAGTTTAGGAATTTTGATCGGTTTAGAGATAGATTGTCTCCTTCGTATCGGAAGTGGAAAGATAAAAAAGGATTGCCTGTTGGTGTGAAAACCGGAAAAACAAAAGCTGCTTTAGTTGAGGAAGGTGCTGGTTCGATTAATCGAGTTATCCCGTTCCATAAAGGTGGATTTGTTTATGAGTATGGTCTTCATGCTGATAGCTTTAACAAGAGGCGAGGGTATCCAACGAAGTTTAATAAATGGTTACAGAAGCAAGGTGATGATCTAGTAGGGTTGGACATTATTGAAGCGGAATTTATACTGGATGAACTTACTGTGAACATTAATAAACTCTTTGGACTGCTATAAGGAGTTTTTATGTCTAGGGATATAGATCTTGGTGGAGAAGATAATGTTCTCGATAATGCTGCGGTAAATATCGAAGAGCTTTTTAATCTTTATCAGTGGGATGAATGTGGATTGAGGTTGTCAAAGATCTATAGTGAAGATATTAGGACTCCGGTTAGTAATTCTGTTGCCATTGACATTGAAGGAGTTGAAGCCTCTAGAGATGGGAGAGCAATTTCAGGATTCAATCAACACCGATACACATTGTATATAACTGTTGCAGTGTGGTATTACCAAGATGAAATGAATCCGAATATTCGAAAAAAAGAGATTCAGAACAAGTTGTGGGAAATTGCTAAAATGTTCATGAATCATACCACATGCAATGGGTTTGTCCCTAAGCTTGGTTCCGAAGTTCTTGGCACTGAGTATCTGCCACGAAGATTTGATAATAAAATTATGGCAGGGGGAGTTGTACGGTTGAGGCTCACTAAACTGTATACAGTGAGTTCTGTAGATTAACATTAGGAGGTAATTAATATGGCTGCTGTAAACCCTGCTGTTGGCGCACGAGGTCAAATAGGTCTTTCGCAGGAAGGATCTTGGGGATCAAAGCAGAATGCTCCTACGACTTTTTTCGAGATGTTGAGCGAAACTATCGTTAGTGAGATTGGAGCTTTGGTTTCTAATTCTTTGCGACCTGATCGTGCGGTTCACAAAAGGATTGGTGGTGTTGAATCGGCGGGAGGCGATGTAAATGTTGAAGTCTCTGCGTCCGGTCTTGGAAAACTTTTCAAGCATGCTCTTGGGTCTGTTGTAACCACGAGATTGGATCATGCCTTTGTTTTGAAGGTAACAAATGCAGCTACCACAAGTGCTGTTTTGACTGTTACTGTTGCTGCTGGATTGGCTACTAATTTTGCCGTTGTCATGACAGGTGGTGGAACGGGTGTAGATCTTGATCTTGCCAATGCAAGCTATGATACTGTTCAGGAGTTGATGGATGGTATTAATGCTGCCGGGGCGGGTCTTGCTGCATATTCTGTGACCAGTTATCAGGCAAGTGGTGATTCTACTACGATAGATGCCGATGATTATTCGGTTGGTACTGATGCTTCGAGTAGACTTGGAGCAGTTACGGCTGTTGAGCTTATAAAGAATTCTACCGGAGATAAGGACTTCTTGGTGGGTTTGGCTTTTGGAGCATACCAACACGTAATTGATGCAAACGCTACTCTTCCACAAGGGCTTTCTTTTGAGGTTGGGAGGGATGTTGCTGCTTTCAATTATTCTGGTTGTAAAGTTAATACCATGACACTTACTGCTGATACCGGAGAAATTCTTGCTGGGACATTCGGTGTTATGGCGATGGGCGGTACTACTGCAAGTAGAGCGATTGCTGCTACTGGAAATACTGGAAATGCAAAAAATGCTTTCAGTATTCTTTATTCTGGTGCGGGTGCGACTTGTACTATGGATATTGATAAAACTAATCACCACATAACGATTGAGAGTGCAACAGCTAGTGAGGATTTGGACTTGGATATTAGTATTCCTTGGACTGATCCTGAAACTAGCATTGTTTATCCTGTTCATACTGTTGGTGGATTGGTTGCGTATCTTAATTCACTATCGTACATTACTTGCACGATCTCTGATAATTGTCCATTGGATGCGGATTCTAGTTATCTTGCTGCGGTTACTGGAACAGATATTGATGTTACAACGGCTATTGTTATGGATTTTGATACATCAGACGTTGTTTCTGAACCTGTGACTTGGGGTGACTATTACACAAATGATTCTGGTACTGCTGTAGATCTCATTTGTGATGTTGTTGGAACTGGAGCCCCTGGTACTGCAACGGTTAGGTTCAAAGCTGACGGTGGGTCTTATGGATCGACTTATACAACTTCGGCTACTGTTGCTACTGAGGTGCGGATTGCAAGTAACGTAGATACTAAATTTACGATTTTCTTCCCTGATGATACTGATTTGGAAGTAGGCGATCAGTGGACTATCAGTTCCTTTAAGGTTGCTGAGACTGCTGATGATTATCCCACTCTCGATCCGTTTGCTGGATTCGACGGTGCGCTTACCATTGATGATTCTTCTCAAGGTATTATGGGTTGGAATGGTACTTTGAATAATAACCTGTATCCTGACAAGTTTCACCTTGGCTCAAGAGTTCGTGGGGCTCTTCCTGAACAGAGACGTTCTGTTGAGGGGTCTATGAATGTTGAGTTTGATGACCTTGATCTTTATCGTAGGTTCCTGAATGGTACTAGCGGAAACTTGGTGATGGCATTTACTTCCGACACCTATGTTTCTACAACCATTCTTGGGAATAGTTTGACTCAATATGCGTTGACGATTCGTCAGCCCAATGTAGAGTTCAATGGTTCTACTCCTACGGTTGCTGATGAGGGTATTATCACAGTTGATATGCCTTATATTGCTCTTTTTGATGATGACAACGATATCCCTGAGTTGAGAATCACATTGGTCAATAACACGGCTTATCTATAATTGTTTGTTTGGTGGAGGGGCAATCCTCTGGTTGCCCCTCATAACCTTTTTTTGGGGGTATGTGATGATTCCTACAGGGTATGTGGAGTGCATCGTCCTTCGATCTAATTGCAAATTCTATGATAATACTAGGTATTTTTATCCGTTAAAGGGTGACATAATTATTCTTCCAGAATACATTGCATACGTGGAAGAGCTAGGACGAAACATTGATATGGTTGAAGACGAGGTTGAAGACGAGGTGACTTGACAAAGACCCCCTGAGTATGCTAGGGTGGGTGTGTAAGAGGGATAATAGAAGTGAATTGTGTAATGAAATCAATGTGTTAAATGTGGCAAGTAACGTAGAAGGAGACACGAGATGGGAAAACTTTTCGGAGTTAAGGCAGGATCGATTGTCGAATACGTAGCCAAGGTTGAACGTGGCGAGAAGGAATTCGCTACTTGGCTTGTTCGCCCCCTCACATCAAAAGAGCATGCTGACATTCAGAACAGTTTGTTTCACAGCAAGGGATTCGGTAAACAACGTCAAGAACAGTTTCTTACAGGGACTCAGGTAGTCATGGTTCTTCGTAAGGGTCTGGTTGGTTTCCGAAATTTCAAGTATGAAGATGGTTCTGAAGTTGTGTGGGAAGATCCTACGATTGAAAAAACTGAAGAAGGTCGTGATCGAATTATGGATCGGAATCTTGATACCATTCCTGCCATGATTAGGCAAGAATTGTCCGATGAAATTCGTGGAGAAGCAGAGTTGGGGGAAGACGAAGAGCAGTCCTAAAGATAGCAATCAGATGGGCTGCATACCTCAGACTCAAGGGAGACCCAAATACTTGGGATTGCGAAGTTTGCAAAAATAAGGGACTTGATAAAAATAGGAATTGTGACGGGAATCTAGATGGCTTTTGCTCCTCTCATGGTACGATTAAGTATGAAGACGCTGAAATCAGCGAAACAAGTGGTAAGTTGTTATGTCCAAAGTGTCGATTGGTTCTTAAGATGCCTTTCGAAATCGTACTTGGCAAAAAATATAGGCTATTCCAATGCCCGTTAAACGAAATAGATCCAGGCATCATGTACCTCATAGGGCTCGTAAGCTGGTCAGAGGGCATGGGTGTAACACCGTCTGGAACTTCGTTATTTGACGAAACAAGCTGGTATAACGAATTAAGAGATTTCGTCTTATATGAACAATCCAGGGCTTCTGAGGAATTGAAGCCCGATCAAGTTGCTCCTAAGCAGGGTTCTCTACCGTCTGGACGAAGACGTTAGACCCTGCTTTTTTTATTTTAAGGATATAGATATGCCATTGACAAGAGATTTAGTTTTACAAATTAGGGCCGTGAATAAAGCGAATGCTGCTCTTTCCTCTGTTCGCAGTCAGATTGAAGCTATTAAGGCTGCTACGCAGTCCTTGAATACCTCTCAAACAATGGGGGGTGGTAAGGGGATGATACAGGCAGAGAAACAAGCAAAGCAAACAAATAACGCAATGAAGGATTTGAATAAGACTGTCTCGAAATCCATTCATAGTCATAAGCAACTCGATGGGACGGTTACTAAAACAAGTAGGTCGTTTGATAAAGCAGGAAGAGAGATAAAAGGTCTTTCCAGCCAAATGAGTGTATTGAGAACTTCAAGTGTTGAAGTGGGTAAGAAAGTTGGGTTGTTGCGTGGGTTTATAGATGGGCTTACCAATAGTACACGAGTTTCTGCTGCTGGTTTTGGTAAAATGGTTGCCAACAACGTAACATGGTTGGCTGGTTTTGCTTTGATATCAGCTACGATTGGAATGGTGATTAAATTATTTAGTGATCTTGTCGATAGGCAAAATCAATTTGCTAAGGCTTCACGCCTTATTTCTACTGCTATTACAGATGAAAATGAATTGGTTATTGCAAATGCAAGAGCATATTCCGCTATGTCAGAACAAATGATAAGAACTGGACGTTCTGCCGATCACGTTGCAGAGGTTCAATACCAGTTATTGTCTGCTGGATTTAGTGTGACCGAAATGTTGGGAAGTTTGGCTCCTGCTCTTGATCTTATTGATGCGACTCAAGATGATGTGGTTCAAAATACAAAATTATTGGCAGGTATAATGATAAACTATTCTGATACGATATTTCGGGCTGCTGATGGTTCTATAGTTTTTGCCACTTCACAGAGAGCCGTATCGGAAGGTCTTAAGGATAATGTAACTGATTTTGAAAAAATGAACAAAGTTGTTAATGTGTTAGCGGTAGCGTTTGATAAGCATCAAGTAGAATTGTCTGAATTACGTGATGGTTTGAAATTTTCTATTGCAACGACTAAATCAGCTAATGTTGGGTTTGATGAACTTGTTGCTACGTTGGTTACACTTGAGGATCGATTGATTAAAGCTGGTCGTGCTGGTAGATCGGTTCGTGTTATGTTGGCTCGGCTTGTTAAATCACCTGAGGAAGTAAAAGAAGCATTTGGTGTGGCTTTTGATACTAGCGTGACTGATCCGTTACTTACCTTCTTAAAGGAAGCAAATAAAAGATTTTCTGCTATGCCTGATGCTGCTGATAGATTGGCTCTTGCATTCCAGAGGTTTGGTCTTCGTGGGGCTGATGCATTTGTGCAAGCTACTTTGAATGCTGATGTGCTGGAAGTTACTTTAGGAGACTTGCGAGGGGAAATCGATAAAGTTGGGATAACCATGGCAGACGTTATGCGTTCAACACCAGAGATTCAATTTAAACGTCTTTGGGAATCAATTGTTGGGTTGGTTGATGCCATAGGTGGTGGAGATGTAGTGAAGAGCATTGCCCGATTTGCTGGTGGATTGGCTGATATAATTAATTCTTTTATAAAGTTAGAAAGAGATTCTGCTCGTGTGTTTGCTATCATAGGATATGGTTGGGATTGGGTTGGTGCGAA